AATTAAAACCTGACAAATATGATTATGATCTGAAAGAATTTAATCTTACTAAAGAACCTAGAGACTATCAACTAGCAGCTTTCACCAATGCTATTAGTAATGAACGTGGTGTATTTCTTTCGCCCACAGCATCCGGTAAAAGCCTTATTGTTTTTCTATTAGCTCGTTATTATAATATGATGAGAATGAAGACTCTGGTTATTGTTCCAACTGTCTCTCTCGTTATGCAAATGAAAAAAGATTTTGATAGTTACACCACCGCTGACCTCGATATTCATTCTATCACAGCAGGTGTTGATAAAGTATCTAAGAGCCCTATTGTTATATCTACATGGCAATCTATTTACAAAATGCCTAAGGATTGGTTTAATCAATTTGGTTGTGTGATAGGTGACGAGGTACATTTATTCAAAGCTACATCCCTTAAGTCTATTATGGAAAAATTAATTTACTGTAAATACCGTTATGGATTTACAGGAACATTGGATGGTTCCTTGACCAATAAGATTACACTTGAAGGTTTGTTTGGACCTGTTAAGCAAGTAACTACCTCAGCTGAATTAATGGAACAAGGTCATATAGCCAATCTTAAAATTAAAGCAATCATTTTAAAACATAATAGCGATGATAGAAAGCTGGCTAAGAAATTTACTTATCCAGATGAAATGGATTTCCTAGTTAGACATGAAAAGCGAAATAAATTTATTCGCAATCTTGCTTTATCATTAAAAGGCAATTCGCTAGTATTATTCCAGTATGTTGATAAGCATGGTAAAATCTTATATGACATGATAACAACGAAAGACAAAGATCGTAAAATATATTTTGTTCATGGAGGCATTGATGGTGTCGATAGAGAGAAAATTAGAGGAATTGTTGAAACAGAATCCAATGCTATTATTGTGGCAAGCTATGGAACTTTTTCTACAGGAATCAATATACGAAATCTTCACAGTGTGGTGCTTGCTTCTCCTTCTAAGTCTCGTGTTAGAATATTACAGTCTATCGGCCGTGGACTTCGCATTGGGGATGACAAATCTGAAATGATATTGTATGATTTAGCAGATGATTTAAAATCTGGCACCAATATTAATTTTACTCTCCAACACTTTGCTAGCAGATTGGACATTTATAATACTGAAAATTTTGAATATAAAATATACAATACGGAGCTATGATGAAGTTAGTATTATTTACGGTACCAGGCAGCCCCCCAATTATTGCAAAAGTTATCAGCGATGGGGATGAGCATATCATGACGGTAGAATACCCTATTATTTTTATGAAAGAAGATGATTTAATATACACGTTGCCATACATGCCATTGGCAAAATCAGGAATAGTATCTTTCTATAGAAAGAGTATTATGAGTTATTCTGTTGTGTCCAAGGAAGTAGAAATATATTATCACGAACTAGTTGGCGTGATGAAAACAGAAAAAACTGTTTTTAAAAAAACCGAAGAAGAACCAGAGCCGGTTAAAAACAAACTTAAATATCTACATTAATCGATTGATTTTATTTTACAAGTATGATATAGTAGTAATTAGAGAATATTAATAAAGTTAAGGAATTGCCATGGCTGATCCCAAGAAGAATAAACATTACGTAGATAATAAAAGATTCTATACAGAAATTCTCAAGCATAAAGCTGATGTGGAAAAAGCTCGTGCAGAAGGTAAACAAGACCCTCGGATCAATTCGTATATGGGTGAGTGTCTGTATAAAATTGCTACCAGACTTTCTTTAAAGCCTAATTTTGTTAGCTACACGTTTAGAGATGAGATGATCTCCGATGGTTTAGAAAATTGTATTAACTACTTTAATAATTTTAATCCAGAAAAATCAGACAATCCATTTGCATATTTCACGCAAATTATTTGGTTCGCTTTTATTAGACGTATTGATAAAGAAAAGAAGCATCTCTATATTAAACAGAAGACATTGGAAAATTTTTATTTTGAAGGTATGCTTGCCGAACAAGGTATCGGTGAAGATAATAGGAACGTCTCAGTCAATCTAGATAATGAATATATGAAGGGTCTAGTTGTTTCTTACGATAAAAAACAAGCTGATAAACAAAAGAAGAGCAAGGCTCGCAAGCAAGGCGTGGAGAAGTTTTATGAGCCTGAACCAGAATAGAGTACATATGGTCCCTCAGATCGTTGTTGATGTTGCAGAAAATTTAATGAATGCTAAACATGATCATATGAGAGATACTTATACATTGCGCCTAGAGGCTATTCGTGATTATTGCGATGCAGCTTTAAAACAAGCAGGTAGCCCAACTAGACAGGTGTTTGATAAGAAAACCAAGTCAAAACTAAATTATTCACGCATTGGTAGAAACAACGTATGAATTAATCTCAAAACCCCAATGTTTATAAATAAAACAATAACACATTTGGGAGTTACTAATGGTTAATAAGAATAATAATAGAGATGTTGCGATATCAAATGGCTTGAAGACCTACGTTGGTAAGCCATGTAAGTCATGTGGTAAAGAGGAAAAGTATGTTAGCAATTGGGCATGTGTTGAGTGTGCTGCTAATAGTACTAAAAATAGATCTCCTGAAATATATAAAAAATATATCAAATCCGATAAAGGCAGGGAATGGAAGAAAGAATATTCAAAAACTAAACCTTATCGAGACACACAGAGTCGTTGGGTAACAAAAGACTACGAAAAAAACAAAGAGAAATATCATGGGTACAATCTTAAAAAATATGGTATGGATAGAGAACGATATCAAACTTTGTTAGTAGAGCAAAAATATTGTTGTGCTATTTGTAATCAACACCAAGATAATTTAAATCAAAAATTAGCTGTTGATCACAATCATGAAACGGGTATAGTAAGAGCATTGTTGTGTGGTCCTTGTAATACTAGTCTGGGCCTTTTAAAAGAAGATAGAGATATTATGAAAAACATGATTAATTATATTGAGAGATTTCAATGCGCGTTGCTTTAATTTCCGACACTCACTACGGAATCAGAAATGACTCCATAATTATGCACAACCAAATGAAGAAGTTTTTAGATGAAATCTTTTTTCCTGAACTTGAACGCAATGGTATTGATACTGTTATACATCTTGGCGATTTGGTTGATAGACGAAAATACATAAACTATCTCACTGCTAAAAGGCTGAGAGATGATTTTTTAGATCCTCTTTTACAAAAGAAAATTGCTATGCATATTATTGCTGGTAATCATGACACTTTTTATAAAAATACAAATCAAGTTAATGCTCTCAGAGAGTTGATTGCAGGCAAATATAATAATGTAAGCATCTATGATAATGAGCCAGATGAAATATTTTTTGAAGGCACCTCTATATTAATGATGCCTTGGATTTGTGATGATAATAAACAAGCAACTTTAGAAGCAATTAAAAATTCAAAGTCATCCATTGTTATGGGTCATTTGGAATTAAATGGTTATGAAATGTATAGGGGGCATGTGAGCGACCATGGTGACGATCCTAAAATTTTTGATAAATTTGATCTTGTATGTTCTGGCCATTATCACACTCGTTCCAATAGTTCTAATATTTTCTATCTGGGTACTCCCGCTCAGTATACTTGGTCTGATTATAATGATGACAAGGGATTCCATATCCTAGATACGGATACCAGATCATTAACTTTTATTCAAAATCCTCATACCAGCTTTAAGAAATTTTTTTATGATGATATTAACAAGCAAATGGATGAAGTGCTTCTATTTGATGTTGATGATTATAAAGATTGCTATGTTAAAGTTGTAGTCAAGAATAAAACTAATCCTTATTGGTTCGATCTTGTTATTGATAGATTAGAAAAGTCTGGAGCCGCAGACCTTCAAGTTGTTGAAGACCATTTTAATTTAGATCTTGAATCTGATTCTGACATTATAAATGAAGCAGAAGACACCATGAGCATTGTTCGTAAATTTATTGGTAGTATGAACATCAGTACTGATAAGAAAAGAGTTGAAACTATTATTCAAAACTTGTATATTGAAGCACATGCTATTCTATGAAAATCATACACATCAATCGTAACATCATTCAAGCCAACGCTAAGCATGGTAAGGATGAACCTGTTGTACGAGTTGAAGAGAATGGTGTAGTTACTTATTGCATGGAAGTAGATATTAAAGGTCCATCGCGAATGATTTATAGTCCTAACAAACCAAGACCATGTGGTGCTAAACTCTGGATTGAGACAGATGCAGAGATTGAATTAATAGGTGAGAAGCTTTGATATTTTTTAAGACTCTTCGTTATAAAAATTTCCTTTCTACAGGTAATACATTCACAGAAATTAGTCTTGGTAAAAATCAGACTACATTGATTGTTGGTGAGAATGGTGCAGGCAAGTCAACCATACTTGATGCGTTGTCGTTTGCCATGTATAACAAACCTTTTCGTAAAATTAATAAGCCACAGTTACTTAATTCTATTAACAAGAAAGATCTTGTTGTTGAGTTAGATTTTGATATTGGTTCAAACAAATATAAAATCATCCGTGGGTTGAAGCCAAATATTTTTGAAGTTTATCAGAATAACAACATGATTAGTCAGGATGCTGACAATCGTGACTACCAAGAAATTTTAGAAAGACAAATTCTTAAGTTAAATCATAAGTCATTCTGTCAGGTAGTTGTGTTGGGATCAGCTTCGTTTGTTCCTTTTATGCAATTACCTGCAGCCTCTCGTCGTGATGTTATTGAAGATCTTTTGGATATTCAAATCTTCTCTACGATGAATAGTTTGCTTAAAGAAAAAATTAGTTTAAACTCTTCAACAATTTTAGATGTTGAATATCAATATGATTTAACATCAGAAAAAATTGCAATGCAGCATCAATATATAACTGCTATGCAAAAGAACAACCAAGAACACGTTGAGAAGTTAAAGATAGAACTTAAACAATATATGAATAGTATTGATCAAAATAAAGTTCTTATTAATGGACTCGATGAACAAATTGGAGTTTTGAATGAGCAGATTAATGATCAAGACCAAGTTACCAAAAAGCAAAAAAAGTTACAAGTCCTCGAAACCCAGCTTGGTGATAAGCTTGCCAAACTCCAAAATGAAATCGAGTTCTTTAATCTACATGATAACTGCCCTACATGCAAGCAAAGCATTGATAATGACTTTAAGTGCGAGACTGTCGCTACTAAAGAAAACCAAATGCAAGAGACGAGTGCAGGGGTTGTACAGCTCCGTCAAGAAATACAAACTATACAAGATCGTATTCAATCCATCGCTAATATATCATCGCAGATCACGTCCCTCAACATTGAGAAGATCACACACTCAAATAGCATTTCAGGTCTTCTTTCCCAATGCAAAAAAGCAGCAAAAGATATTGAGGAACTTCAAAAGAAAACGGAAGATTTCATTCTAAATGATGATATAACAAAAGACCTAGAACAAAAGATAGGATCACTTGCAGAGCAAAAGAGTGAACTACTTAGAGATAAGGATGCCCTTGCAGTAGCCTCTATTATTCTCAAAGATAATGGAATTAAAGCAAGAATTATTAAACAATATATACCAGTAATCAATAAGTTAATCAATAAGTACTTAGCAGCAATGGACTTCTTTGTGATGTTCGAGCTAGATGAGAATTTTAATGAAACAATTAAATCGAGATTCCGCGACGAATTCTCCTATTCCTCTTTTTCCGAAGGGGAAAAGATGCGAATCAATCTTGCTATCCTCTTCACTTGGAGAGCGGTTGCAAAGCTTCGAAACTCGGCGTCTACAAACCTCCTTATTATGGATGAAGTGCTTGATGGCTCTCTTGATTCTAACGGCACTGATGAGTTTTTAAAGATCATTAATACGTTGACTCAGGATACAAGTACGTTTATAATAAGTCATAAGGTAGACCAACTAGTAGATAAGTTTGCCAATGTAATTAAATTTGTTAAAGTGAAAAATTTTAGCCAGGTAGCATCATGAGTGAATATAAAATCAACGAAACAGAGACAACTAAGAATCTAGAAACCTATGCTAAAGGTTTCCAAGATGGTTGGAATCTAGCTATGAAACAAGCCAAAGAAGAAATGAAAGATTATACTGAAAAGAATAATGGTAAGATCTATCCTACATTGCCTAGCACTCCTGGTATGGATGCTCCGTGGGGACCTAAAGATTATAGCAAATGGCCTGCATGTCCTGTATGTGGTAAGAGTGGTATTAGACATGAAGTTTGTTATAGTGCAGCTTGTCCTTCAAGAGTTGCCTATGGTCCAGTAACAACAACAGGAACCTCAATAACAGGTACCTATGAAGGTTATGATTTTGGAACAGGCGCTATTGGTGCAGCTGGTAAAGATCATGATTATTTAAGTGACTATCCATTAGGTGCAAATGGTCCTACAGGAGGAGACGTTAAATGAATGAGGTTAAAGGTAATGACGTACGATGTGAAAAATGTGGCATTCTTTTAATTAATTCAGAAGGTGTGTCTCAAGTTATTACACATATGTGCAAGTTTGAACCTGATTGTCCTTCGTTGGATATTATTAAGAAAATGGGTAATCTATGATAAGTAATTTTGAAAATAATTATCGTAAGTGGCATACGTATATGTCATATGCTAAGAGCGCAGTTCGTATTGCAGCATGTGTTGCTGTGTTGTGGATCGCCCCATTTACCGAACTAATTAGCTGTTTAGCTTTTGGTTTTCTCATTGCAGAGATAATTGGTATCTTAGAAGAGTGGGTGTGATGTGGGTCTCCTACTTTTTACCAAACTAAACAAAAATGGAAATCTACAATTCCCAGATTGGTGTCCTAGAGTATATCCATATACACAATCTGTTAGTAGAGTAATTAAAGGAATAGATCCTTTCAATTATACTCTTATGTGTGAACCATTATCAGAAATATTAAATTATCCTGCAAATACGTTAACATACGAAGAGATGTGCTATAATAGAGCACAACAGCTTAAAAAATTAGACGGCAACATTTACATAATGTACAGTGGAGGTATTGATAGTACTTCTGCTGTACTTTCTTTTGTTCTTAGTTGGAGTAAAGAAGAATTAAAAAGAGTTTATATAGTTTGTACGACAGAAAGTATAAATGAGTTTCCGGAATTTTGGAATAATATATACCAAACATTTAAAGGTAGAATACTTAGTTCATATGTCCACGTAGAGAAGTATTGTGAGCAAGGATATGTTGTCACAGGAGAGCATGGAGACCAAGTATTTGGTAGTGATAATGTAAACAAATTAGTTCTTTTATTTGGAGAACAATCTATACA